GGGAAATTTTTAGTTGTTATGAAAGTGTTTGTCGCTGCTTCATAAACTAAAATACTTCCATCTTGGAGATTAGTCGCGTCTACATCCGCGAGCAAAGTTAATCTACCACCAGATCCCCCTCCAAGGGCACCGCTGGCAATAACTTTGACTTGATTTGATGTGCCGATTCGTAATGCTGGCATTACCTTGTGACTCCTGCTCTGACTAGGACCATTCCTTCAACGACCTTGTACTTATAGCCACCAGAGTCTTCGAGGTTCACATCATATACATAACGCCCTGGTTTTAAATCAACCGTTAGAGTCGAACCCAGAGAAATCTGAATCTGACCGTTTTCTGGATCGGTAACTGTAGACGCAAAAGATACGGCAGTGCTACTACCTGCCCACTTTCTCATTTGAGAAGTTGCCGTGTAGTTTGTTAGGTTTAAGAAACCTCCTGTATCGTTATCTCCTAAACTGAAACCGTGTTGAAAATCAACCCCAGCGTCAATTTGTAGATTAGCAATGTAAACTGCCATTCTTTACATCACGGATTATCCTATTAGGTATTTAGTTTCCTTAATTCCTGTAATACTTCGTAGAGTGTTGCTTTTATTTCTGACATTTCAGCACGCAAAATTTCTAACTCCGTTGGCGGAATATTATTTGAATCATCTATACCAAATCCATGGTATTTTAAGAATTCAGAATGCGGATCTCTGCTCATAATTTTTCAATAATTAGTCCCAACAAATGCTTAATCTCATCGATGTCTTTTTTCATAGACTCGATTTCGTCCTTTTCTGTTTTTTTAGCATCTCTTTGTCTTATGTATGCCTGATAATTGGAGTCATCGCCGTTGACGATGGCTCCAGTCTCAGAGTCTCTCCAAAGATAAGAGTGCCCTTCTACAGGTATCAAACTCATGCTACAGCAATAACTCTCAGGTTCTTAATTACAGGATACTTCGCTTGGTTAGTTCCGCTGAATACGATTTTAATTTGGAATCCATTGAAACTAGGAAGTTCATCTATAGAGTATGTATACTCTCTATACTGGGTCTCATCTGCAGGAACAAACGAATCCGATCTTCCATCATTTTCATTCGGATCAATTACTTCATCACCGATACCATCTCCATCAGTATCTCTAAGGTTGAGATATCCAGGGAAAAGTTCAAAGTCAGGAGTTACTTCACTAGAGTCTGTCTTAAGGATGCTGTAGAGGCATCTGAAATCACATTCAATCGGTCTGCGTGCTTCGAAGATAACCTTCAAGGAAGTTGCAGGGTTCTTAACATAAATCGGGTTGGACAGATAATATGAAGCGTGGGGATCACTATATCTGCTGTTGACTCTAGAATCAGTTCTATAATCCTCAACAGGATTATTCAATCTATTTTCGTAGAACAGGGAAGTAGCAGCAGAAAGGTCAATAACAGGAGAATTGTACTCATCTCCATTATTTGCTAACTGAATTGTGTATGTAAGAGACTTGTTTCTGGGGAGAGAACCAAGTTTATCTGCCTCATTTACGCGAGAAGAAAGAATTCTAGTGGAATCCAGTTGTGTAATTCTGTTCAGGTCAACATCTTGGAATCCTCCGTCAATGTAAGCAGACTCAACTCCACTAGGAGAGGTGCCTGTAACGGTTCTCAACTGCAGGGAGATGAAGTCAGTGGGTCCGAATGTAATTGCTTGGAACAGAGGTCTTACAGCGTCATATTGGATGTTCTTGGTAGCATGTACATTCTGTCCACCACCAGAAGCTTCTTCTCTGAAAGAAACCTGAGGAATAGAATTAGCAGTGTCATCACTTCCTCTGCTAGATCCTCTATCAATTTGAATATAGTAATTATCAATGTCTCTAAGAAGACTAGAAACTTCGTGTTCTGTATTAATTCTTCTGAGAGAAACTCCACTATATTCATACTTCTGAACGGGATCATTCTTCAGATGATTCAGTGCCTTAGTTCCATCAACTCCTCTTATAACACCACCAAGACTAGAAACACCAACTGTGGTATAAGAAATAATCTCACTATTAATGAGAGCATAACCAGTATTTGCAGCACTTACTACTGCACCCTCAAATGTGGCAAACTGAGATGTAGAAGCAACGGAAATCGTTGTTTCGTTCGAAACTAAAGCAACAGACAGTTCTGTTGGAAGAACATCAGATTGAATATCTTGAAGCAATACCTTGTTAGAGGCACTGTGCATTCCATGGTTGCGATGGTCTACTCTGAAATATTCTCCAGTGTAAACACTACCTGTAGCATCATATGTGAGGATATCTAATCCAGTGTCAATGGTAGATCCACTATCATGATAATAAAGAAGGTCATTAGTAGCAGTATCAAACTGTTCTGCTTGAACATCTGTCAGATACAGAGTATCGATGCCACCAAGAGAGTTGATTCCAATACGAACACCAGAACCAGAGTTTCCTACATCAGCAGTTACAAGACCAACAACATCGCCAACTTTGTATCCACTACCAGAAGATGCAATCGATACTGCCGTGATAGCAGAAATACCAGATCCAACAGTGACATTAAAGGTCAGACCTTCTCCGTTACCAACAATGTTAAATGTGCTTACTGGATTTGTAGGAGTTCCATAATTCTTACCGCCTGTTACGATACCAGGAGTTCCTAGAACAGGACCACCCTTATCATTAATATAACCATATCTGTAGGTTTCGGTGCTCTCACCAATCTTTCTACCCTGAGTAAATACTGTTCCGATTAAACCAGCATTAGATGTAGTTGTAATACCAATCTTTGCTTGCTTAGGAATAGAAGTAATCGGGTTGAAGTTCAGAGGAGGAAGCAGTCCATTATTAGGTTCCAGAGGAGGATTGTGGAATGTAAGGAGACCAGTGTCCGAAGTAAATTTCGCTCTGTACAGTTTAAATGTCAAGTCTTCGAACTGAGATGGTGTCCAAATTTCTCCGTTCTGCGATTTGAACAGAGATCCCATTGCAAACTGCTGGGAGTAAATCTTACCTTGAGCAGACGGAAGCAATTGGGTGTTGAGTGCCTTTTGACCCATTTCACCACAGAATACTTCATACTCATCGCTATCAGAAAGAAGAACAATAGCGTAAGTCGTATTAGGCTCAAGATAAACGGGGCTCTTGAATCTGAATCTTGTAGGAACAGTACCGTTTTCGGATGTTGTGATATCAGATGGTCTTAAAGTTACGATAGCATTTCTATCAATAACAAACAAAGTCGGTGTACCAAGTTCTACGCTTCTAATTTGAAGATTTACTGGGGTAGATCCAGAATTCTTCTTGGAGAAGTAGATATCGACTGATGTAGCCCATGCACCTTCTGGTCCTGTTACGATAGTTTGAGCAAGAGGGTCTCTTCTCTGTACCCGAACTGGACGGTTCTGGTTGACAACAACAGTCCTAGTTCTATCAATAACAGTGGTGTTATTGATGATAACTGGCGGCGGCGGTGGAGGCGGGGGAGGAATCGTGCCTCTAATGTCAATCGTAGAAAGATTGGTAATAGTTGTTGTCTCAAGGGTTGTAATTCTGATATCAGTTTGAACAACTCTTGTTGTACCAGTTGCAGTATATCTTGCAAGGGCAGTCGAAATTAATGTGCTTCCAGGAGTCGGATTTTCATTTGTCAAACTAGAAGTAAGTTTGAAATCTCTGTTACCAGATCTAATTCTAACTTGAGGAGTAGGAGTTTGGTTGGGATCTCTAAGATAGACAGAACCAATTAGATCACCAAAATCGTCAGAAATCAATCTGATTCTAGCGACAGTTGCTTGAGCACCACTAGTCAATCCTCTCAGAACCATTCCAGGAAGAACAAGTCCAAAGAAAGCTCCTTGTGCTTGCGCGGCGAGTGCTACCGTATCAATGTTGAGTACTGTAGATGCCTGAGAATATCCGTTAGGAAGTGTGGATGTTGGATTGTAGGGGTTAATCGTATATGTCTCTGTCGGAGCAGCAAAAGGTCCAGACTTATGGTTTGGAACACAGAGTCTAAACTCAAAGGTGTTGCCATTAATCGTGCCTCTAATCGTCTCACCAACTTGGAAGGAACCAGAAACACTATTAACTTCAAGAAGTTTTGGAACAATATCAAGTCCACCTTGATTATCAAAGAAAGCAAAGAAATTGGTAAGAGGTTTCAGACCAATTCCTCTAAATTCAATGTTTCTGGAACGGCAGAATGGATCGAATGTTTCTTCAGCAATAAAAGTGTTTTCAGATCTAATGTCGTCTCTTTGAACTGTTCTTCCAACTTCTCTTGTGGATACCGTAGCAGATCCACCAAGAACTCCACCTCTTGTGAGACTAAAGTTGGCAGCAACTTGGTTGTTGAATACTGTAATTCCGATAGTATTGCGGATTACATTCTCAGTTCTTCTTGTATTAATCCAGTTGTCAATAGAAGGATTGAGTTTCAGTTCTCCAGTGTAGGAAACAACATGGAAGGGGTTAATATTGTTAACCTTAGTTGCAAACTCCTGTTTGATATATTCGACTTCCGCATACTTCAGAGAAAGAATGTCTCCAGTCTTTTGAGTATTATTAAAATCGAGAAGTTCAAAGTCGGAGTTGTAATCAAGTTGAGAAGTAGGAAGATCCGTTCTAGGTGCAACTTGAAGATCAACCGAATCAAATTCTCTAAGAGGTCTTAATTCTCCAAGTTCCTTATCGATCTCACAAGGAGAACTGGGATCCATGAAGTCAACTGTCTTAAAGTTGTCAACAAAGAATCCAGACTTAAATCTAGTGAGACCTTGAGCATCTCTAATTTGTAAAGACTCTGCACTCTTCTCCAGAAGAGAAAGACTGGTAACCGTCTCCAGATTTTCGATTCTATCAGCAAGATCGCCAATATCCCGCATTGTATATCTACGGTTATCCTTAAGATATACTCTTGCTTCTTCTACATCCTTCAAATATGCGGGAAGAAGAATAGTTGCAAGTTCCATTCCTCTATTTGTCATAGTTGGAGGAACGGGTTGTCTTGAAGGTTTGCCCCTCAGAATACTGAAGTTGCCATCAGGTAAAAGCACCAATTTGTCAATTCTGGGCAGATAGAAATCGTAGTCAAATGTCATAGACTCATTAGGAGTCAGAATTCTATCTGGTTTTCCCGAGAAATCTCTAGAAGTGTAGAAGAAAGGAGATACCGTTGCAGAAAGAGGATTGTATGTAGATACTCTAGGTCTGAAATCTAATACATCATGAGCCGATACCTGAGAAGGTCCAATGGCAGGGATATCCCTGGCATATCTTTGCGCATCGTAACTATTAACGGTAAATACATCTCCAGTATCTCCGCTAGGAACATCAAATCTATTGTAAACAATCAGGAGTTGTCTATGAGGAACATATGCTCCTCTGTTCCTTACAATTCTGGAGTAGTCATAATATTGATTTCTTTGACCCTTATCAAGCATGTAGCTGCTTGTAATGTCTCTGTACTTACCAGGAGTGAATGCTTGAAGAACAGCAACTACTTTCGACTCTTCAAATTCCAGAGGTTCCAGAACAGAGAATCTGTCATTAGTCAGATAAACAACTTCGATCTGACTGTTAAGAGCATCGATAGAAACTACTTTAGCAATTCCTTTGCTGGTTGTGCCAAAGATGTTTTCACCAATGATTGCACTAGTAAATACATCGTCAGTAGAAGAGAATGTCAGCTTATCCAGAATTGGAGCAGATGTATCTAAAGATTCATAGATTGCTACGATATCTGTAACATCTGGATAATTGAGGCAGATATCTCTATCTTGAACTCTGATTCCATAGAGTTCGCTATGATTCAATCCATCATTAACACTAGATGTGGGATCAGTTCCAGATCTTCTATTAGTGGATCTGGTGATAGAAACTTTCTGGGATCTCTTGAATTCTTTTACCTTGTTTTTAATATTTGCCTTAGATACAGTCAAATTGACTGTAATGTTAGACTGACTAGCAATTAATCCAGAGATTGTAAGAGAGGTAGGAGTGATAGATACTTGAGACTCGTCAATAGTCGCAATAGCACCGCTAGAATACTGTACCTGATATCTTTCTTGGTCAAATGCTACAAAAGAGGCATCATCCAGATTTACAGAAGAAATCGGAACAACTAACACTCCGCCAGCTGTGGTGGTTTCATTCTTTACTTGAGCAGAAAGAAGGAGTGTTGAAGAAGTGAAATCTACATTAGAAATAGCCAGATCAGGAAGTCTTGTGATAAGAGATGCATTCTCTGTAGAAGAGTCCTGTACTCCGAAACCAATAGCACCATCATATGCCTTTACTCCACCATCAAAGAGATTGGCAACAGTTGTCATTGCACCAACCTGCATAGATTGCAGGTCAGCAGCAACAGAAATAACAACATTCTGAGAAGGAATGCTAATTGCACTACCAGCAGTGTTTACTGGAGACGCATATCTAATAACATCTCCAGGTTTGAAGAACTGGAAACTTGCTCCTCTGGGAGATGTTACAGTTCCTGCAGTGGTGATTTTTACAGTTCCATTTCCAAATGCAGGAACTGGTCTATCGGTTAACTTCTTGCTAGCAGAAAATGTATTAGACTGTTGGAAACTGTATACATCATTAATGCCATAGACTTTAATTCCTTCAATAGATCTGGGAAGATCTTGATTACCATTAATGATTAATTGTTCGCCAAGACGGAATCTTCCAGATGTTTGTGTAACATTGATTACACTGCTACCAGCACCTGCTGCTGCCGCAAATCCATTTGCGCCACTTTCCTTACCGACGAGGAAAGCAGATTCAATCATTTCAGTTGCACTGACATTATCATTCAGTGTCAATGTTGTGTATGTTTGAATATCATACAGATACATGTTAAAATCTGTAGATGCATTCTCATATTCTGCATCTTTTAGTCCAAAATTATAGACCTTTGCATCACCAATCTTAGTGCTAGTTCCAGCTGCAACATTGGTAGCACCATTATTGGGACCACCATAAAGACTAATTCTATTAGTAAGAGTAGAAAGACCTACGACATTATTAACAACAAACTTATTTCCCATTTCGAATGGGAATGCTTTGTTCTCTACTTTTTGAGTTTCTCTTGGTTTTAAGAAATCAATTGTAGTCGGACCATCAGTGGATACATCATATCCGTAAATATATGCCTTACCTGCGCTAATTTTCAAGCAGGCAAGGTCATCGCTAGGTGTATTACCATCAAATGTAGTTTGGTCCGAGAAATATACTCCGTTATTTCCTTGTCTGTCATTAAGACACTCCGAAACATTGACGAGGAATTTGTTTACTGCATAGTTTCCAGACTCATCAAAAGTTCTGGAAGCAATATAGTCTCTAATTCTAGAATACTCAGTATCCTTCTTGATAGAAAGAATGGTGCCGTTGCTGACACGAAGAACTTCTACGAAGTCAGTATCGTCGAAATCATCAACCGATTTCTTGGCAAGAACCAAATTAATTTTAAGTCTATCTGCACCAGGAGCAGCAAAGTTAGAAAATCCCTTTGCGTTATCATAAAGGGTATTATCTGCCTTGGCACTAATTGTGCTTTCTACAATTTTCAGACCAACACGATAAGAGGGTTGGGAATTGTACTGATCAAGAATGATTGTTTGCTTGGTTACCCTTACAAAGTTTCCTCTAAGGAAATATACACCATCATCAACAGATGCTGCAGATCCAATACTACAAGCATTCAATTCGATCGTAGAAGCAAAAGTTCCACCAACATTAATGGTGGTTCCTCCGTAAGTAAATGCTTCTTCAGCGACTAAAACTTCACTATCACTGAAGAAGTTAAAGTCTCCACTCGTAGAGGAGTTAATGTACTTTACGAAGAAAGTATCATAGTTATTATCAGATTCAGTGGCGCTAATGTAATTGATTACCTTAGCAGTAACACCACTTGTTTGACCTTTAATCTTTTTGCCAATTACTTGACTGGCATATACCCCAATATCAACACCAAGGTGAGTGGGATTAACTTGGACAGCGTAATATTGACCATCAAAGGTAATTGATCCAGGGATTACGATGGATCCTTCCTTGAAGATGTGACTACCAAATGTCTCTACCTGATTTTGCAGGATAGATTGTAAAGTAGAAAGTTCTCTTGCCTGAACAGGAAATCCTGGTTTAAACAGAACACGATGATAACCCTTGGTAGGGTCAAAATCGTCATAGTAAGGACTTACATTGAGGTTAGTCTGTTGTGGCATCTTCTTAGAATTCTAAAACGATTTTGATGTCTTCTTTTTGACGCTCATTCCTTGTAATAGAAGGTCTATTGTCAAGGTAAATGATCTCACCAGTCCTTTTATTTATTTCCGCTGGAGCAAGTCCATTGGTAAATTGTACACCAAGATCAACAACTTTACCTGCGGGTGTAGTTGTTGAAATTCCAGAGAATCCAGAATCAATGTTTACACTGAATCCACCATCGGCAGTAACAGCATTTCCAGAAGAACTAAACTCTAGAACTGCAGCATCTCCTGCAACTCCAATACTATCAGTTGTATCATAGAAAACTTGATTAACATACAAGTTTCTATCTTGGAAGTACTTAATAACCCGAGTGGATGTGTCATAAGAAGCAACATATCCTTTTGCGGTTCCAACTCCAGTGATTGTTTGCTGGATTTTTGTACCGATTGCTAAAGACTGTGCTGTGTTTCCAGTAAACTTGATTGCTTTTGTTGCAGAAAATTCTGAAGTGTTCAAAACTGCAGTAGATCCAGCACCAGCAGAAATCGGATTCTTAAGAATTCCAATTTGTGCGAATGTTGTATCTGATGCAAAATCATAACTAGAGTTATCAAATCTGGAATAGATCAGAACTTTATCTGTTCCAAGTTCCTTATAGAGATCATAACCATGCCCTCTAGATGGAGGAATAATCGGTGTCAGTTTAGAAAACTTAGTTGCAGCAGAGTTGATGGAAGAAAGATCGACTCTACCAAAACTATATCCCTGACCACCAGCAGTTACAGTTGCAGAAATGATCTGACCGTTGGTATTGGTTTGAACTCGAACCTTACCACCCGTTCCATCACCAAGAATATCTAATTCAACAGGCGAGGACAAAAATGCATAACCCTCACCTTGTTCATCAATCGATACTACCTTAATCTGATTATTATTAACGGTTGAGTCTCCGTTATCTCTAACAACTTTGATTTCATTTTCTGTAGATGTTGACCATTCGTTAGGAACCGCTACATATTCGGTCGAGTCGAACTTAACAATGTCGGAAGGAGGAACAGTAAAGAGATATTTCCAGAGATAACCGTCACCACTCGTCCCTGCAGACGCTGGTTCCAAATCAGTAAATGTGGGTTCATCGAGTGATGCATTTGCTGTTGATGTGATTCCAGCAGAACCATTATCAATGCAAATATAAACTCTAAAATCCTTATTAATTACATAATAGTTTGCAGAATAAAGTCTGCTGGAGTTTGAAACTAGAGATCTGTTATTCGTGCTGTAGTCGTGGCGGTACATATCGTAAGATGTACCTTTTGTCCACTGGACTTTACGGATTAGTCTCCTAACATCACCAGGCAATACCTTTCGCCCGAAAAGCATCGTATCGTAAACATGATTGACATAACTAATGTTATCAATCGGAGATGGAGGTTGTACAGTTGTACTATTCCAAGTACTAGTTCTTCCATAACCCGTTATTGTCGGATTAGCAAGACCCAAAAATGCATAATACGAATTAGTTCCATCAATTACGGAGTCTACAAAGTTATTCGCGTTAATGACCCTAAATTGATCGGTGATAATGGCTGCCATTATTATGAGCGGGCGAAAGGTCTAACTTTTTTGTATTTATAATAGCTTTGGAAGACCCCCTGTACCTCTGAGACCAACACCTCTCCTTTGTACGATAGGATAGTTGCTAAGTTGGGGATCATAATTTAATCCCTTAACATTTGCATAGACTGCTGGAGTAGAACGATCAACATCTCCAAATCTACCCCAAGTAAAGTAGCAGTAAGGACCAGCGGTAGATCCAACTCCAACAAAATCAGTTGTATCAGTGTAAGATGCGATATTTGCAGTGATTACACCAAGACGACTTCCAGTTCCAGGAACGAAGGATATTGCATGAGCATAGTAAATATTATCGCCATTATATGTGGTAATACCAATAATGTCGGTGTCATGAGTATCAACACTAGTTACTGCAACGCCAGTGGTGTTAATTCCAGAACCATATAGTTTGAACGGATAGTTTGTTCCGAAACCAGTAGGATCATTTCCATCATTTACATAAGATTGAACATCAAACTGGATCTTGAGTGCAAGGTCGGTTCCGATACCAGGGCATGTGCTGATTCCTGTTACAACACCGATGTATCCTTGTACATTAGCAACCAGAGGTTCAATGCCAGTCATATCTTCATAGTTAATACCAGAAACTGCAGTTGTACCAAATCCAACCTCGGCAATAAATGCTAAATTAAAGTTCTCGGTCAGACCACCATCAGTATCCTTAAAGAGTGCAGTAGAATCGACAAATACAAAAGCATCGGTTGTGCTTACAACTCCAATTACGCTAGCAATTGGACTAATCTGCGCCTCAATAGAATCTCTTGCTTTGGATACAACACTACCATCAATCAGAATGTCCTTCTTTTGCTTGATCCAAGTAAGGGGTTTGTAGTTATCATTACTAATACCAACACCTTGGTAGAATGGAGTTTCTACTGTAGCAGCACTGTCAATTCTCTTAACAATTCTATCTTCAGACTGTGCAAAGTTTTCAGAACTCTGGGAAACCATATTGAGCTCAACTTCACCACTCTTTTCAAGTCTTATAGAGTCACCAACTTTGATAATCTCATTAACATCAAACAAGAAACTATCCTGTCCGATTGTTCCTCTGTAGAAGAAGATAACGACATTATCTTCTGGGGTAGGTGCAGTAGTAAATTCAAGAACAGAACCACCAGTGAACGAATAGTTAACTCCAGGTTGCTGAATTACTCCGTTGATAAAGATGAGAAGAACTGCAGACAGATCAATTTCCTTAGAATCGGCATCATTTCTATCAACCTCGAAGCTAACAATAGATCTTTGATATTCGAGAATAAATCTCTTCTGGTCTCCATTCTGATATCTCTTAATGTTGTCAAGATAATCAATATTACCAAACTGCCAAGAAGCAACTTGATCAGTAAATACATCGATAACTTCAAGTTCAAATTGCAAGAAGTCGTCTCCAGCAGAAGGATCTGTAGAAAGACCTGTTACTGTAAATACATCACCACGCTTAAATCCATATCCCTTCTTAGCAAACTCCCAATTTGCTACTTGATAGTAGTTGGATCCAATACCAGTGGATGTAGAAACACCAGCAATTTGAACAGAAACAGAACATCCAACACCAGTTACTGTTGTTGCTCCAAGACCAATTCTTGATACGCCAACAATGGGAAGATTTTCGCCATTTGGTTCTGGAGAAAGAACGAGGTCATCAGCAGTGTAATTGGTTCCAGGACCAGTTACAGAGAATACAAGAGATCCAGCAGCACCAACCACTGCAGTAATAGTTGCTCCAGTGCCCGTAGAAGAGGTTACAGCAATGCCAATTGTGCCGAGATTAGTTCTGTATCCAGAACCGAATGTCAAGGGGTGCCACTGGGCAGCAGTACCGCCACTCACATAAGTGTGTCCAAATGTCGAGGGTCCAACATTAGTCTTAAATTGAGTTGCTGAAATGAAACCAACAACAGCAAACGGATCATCATGATCTGGGAAGATGTTGGTAGTAATACCAGTTTGAACTTGACCGCCACCAGCATAGGTATGGGCGATGGTAGAAATACCAACATTAGTGATAAAGGATGTCGTGGTTCCAACAGAATTTACTGGATAGAAATATCCTTGAGTACCATCTGGGAAGATAGTAGTAGTTACTCCAGCATGAGGAGCAGAGCAACTAAATCCAATGTATGCTAGTTTGACATCATCTCCAGCAATCAATCCGTGAGCGCCAACGGTAAATACGGTAGCAATACCAGTAGATTCGTCATATTGGAAGTCATAAACGCTGTATGTTGCGCCGTATCCAGGACAGGTGAATGCCAAACCAACTAACTTAACTTGATCTTCCAAAAGGAGACCGTGCGGTGTAGCAGTTGTGACTGTCATAATGCCAGTCTTATTGTCGTAGAATGCCTCAGTGACATTTACAGACGGTCCTGCAGTTGAGACTCCAATAATATTAGTAATAGTACCTCCAGTACCAACTTCAAGTCTTACAGAAGCACCCTCAAAAGGAGCATATCCCCTACCAGGAGTAGATGCAACCGATACGATGATTCCACCTCTAGGAAGCTGGTTTTGGTTAATGTCATCGGGATCAATAATTAGATCTGTAAATCCAACTGATGTAATACCAGTAAACTGAATGCTAGCGGCGGTAGATACTGGCTCTTCAATGATTTTGAAGTTAGATACTCCTTCATTATTCTCACCAAACGGTGCTTGGAAAATTCCATTGATGAACAGTACACCGTTACCACCAGTTGTACCAATACCAGTTACAGCAGCACCAGTTGCGGTCAGAGGGAAGGTATTCTCCAAACCATCAAATTTATCAGAAAAATCATCAAACAGTTCGTTTGTATCATAATCAATTCTAAGGTAGGTTCTTCCACCGAATGATGCTCTGGGATAAGGCAAATTACTAGGATCAGTAATTCCAAGGTCACCACCAAGAGGCGCCTCGGTAAAGTGAACCTGACTGTTAAGAATTTGGAAAGCACCTCTGTGGATTCTTCCGATAGTTCCTGCTGCGTGATCAGTTGCAGAAGTTCCAACAGCACCTCTTTCAACTTCGGCAATATTCCATGTGCCAATACCAGTAATAGGACCAGTAGAAGTGGTAGCAAAACCAACCGTTCTTACGATTGTGAATTCATCATCAACTTTTAAAAGATCTCCAGAAGTGACCGTACTAAGACCACTCAGAGCAAACGAAGTAACGAGACCATTAATGGGTACATCAAGATCATATGTAATTTGAGTATATGTAATTGGTTTTTGTACGATTCCTCCGAGAGCAAGAATTGTCTTCTGGTCTCTCTTCTCCATGGTAAATCTATGCTTGTTACCACTTCCAGTTCCAGGTTGGAAAGTAACAGCAATGCCCAATCTAGCATCAGTAATAGATGTGGATATAAAGAACTGACTATTGTTGTTCTTAACAATGTATACAGTAGAAGGAAGTTCAGTAGAACCGTATCCAGTTACATAGTGTAAGGCACTAGCGGCAATACCAACAATGTTGGAATCTGGAGTATAAGTTACTTGCTCAGTATTAGAGAAGAAGTGTTTGAAACTAATCAAACCAGTTCCATAATTAATTTGAGTTGGGTTCTGTGGGTTTAAGTCTCTTTCGTAGATTGGAGTTCCTTGATAAGTAAGATCAAATGTTCTGATGTTTCTGTTATTGATTCCAAGGTAGGTATTTTGAGTTACATTCTCAAATACCTTTCCATAGTCAAAAGAACCGATGCCCGCAAGTGTTCCGTTGGGATCAAGATCTTTATACATGATCTCATTATATGAGAAGATGCTAACCATACCAGACACACCCGCATCTGGATAGAATTCAAGGTTTACTTTTCCACCAGAGAACTCAGCTCCAAATGTACCAATTCCAGTTGTCGTTCCTACAGCAGCGATGGGTGCTTGGGAAATAAATGTATCTTGCTTCTCTGGATCAGAAAGAACATAGAATTGGTGTAAAGTTTGAGTTGAACCGTAAGAAACATGTACTGTTGACTTGAAGGAAAGGTCGATATTGCTGGATACGCCAACAATAGTAGAGATACCTGTTGTTGCAGAAGAACCAACAACAATTCTTGCTGTTCTCTCTGTTCCTTCGGGGGTAAATTCAAGGTTGAAGTGTCTTACAGAAGTAGTTCCAAGTCCAACATTTTCAAAAGATACAAACTTACATCTAACATCAACCGCAGTAATATTAGAATGTGTATAATCAATCTTAACGATACCACTTTCGATGCTGGATGTAAATGTGCCCATGAATGTGGGTCCAGATAGTCCACCAAGGCTCTGTCTAGTATTGAAAGTTGCAAGTTCAGTCAGATATGTATCTGTACCGTCTGTTTGCAGAGCAAGTTCAACATAATCAATCTTATTATCTGCTTTATCTACAACAATAAACTGACCAATACCAGCAACATATGTTGTTGTACTAAATCCAATAATTTCTGTTGTAGTAGCAGTTCCTACAATTTTGTTTACGGAGGAGTTTACAACATTTCCAGAGTTTGTACTTCCAATTCCCACATCAGCAGAGAAACCTTGCTGAAGGACCTTGATGTCAAAATCAGTGTCAAATGTTTCATAAGGTTTGATTCTCAGTTCTGTAACATTTTCATTTGCATTGAAGAACGAGAAGAACTCGCCATATCCAGTAGCAAGACCAACATTGTTGGTATTGTTAACATGAGACTTTTGTAGCAGATATGTATTGCCATTTACAACGACAAGAACTAATTCATTAAGTTGGTATTGATTATTGAGAGGATTTTCTGCTGCATGAGTAGTCTGTACCAGATATCTGGAGAAGTTTCTACCTGCAACAGCGGCAGCGATAGTTCTATCATCACTCAAGTCGTTAGACTCATTGCTAACAAACAAAGGACTAATGTCATCATGAACAAGAACTCTGTTTGTTTTATTCAAAATAAAGTCAGAAAGTCTTGTAGACCTAAGTTCAACAAACTTAGAAACATTATCTGCAGAATCTACATCTCTAGATTGATCAAATCCATAAATCGCATCGACTCGTAAAGGATCGGAAATAAAGTCCAGAACAAATCCACCAGCATCATCTGCTGGTTGAGTAGATTCACCAGCGTTTCCAACAGAAAGAATTTGCGTATTTGCAAAGTTCTTCATTCCTGCTGGGTGAGCAATATTGTTCACATAGGTAACAATCTCATTGTAGGTCTTCTCACTTTCGATAGCGTAAGACATATTTTGATAATAATCATTATCTGGAAGGTATTGATTATTATCTCCGATCAGTCCGATGTTATCAGACCATCCGAGATCAGCGTCGATGGTTGCAGAAATATTGAAATATCCATCAAATTCTTGAACAACATCAACTTCTGCTTTATCACCACTGTTAGTACCAACAAGAAGATCATCTGGTTCCAATGGTCTAGAACCCTCAATGACCATTACTCCAGTAGAAGTATTGATAGATCTCATTACAAGATCTGTTTCTAAATCATTATTTCTTCTAAGCGGTTCATTCTGAGCAAATTCAGAGAAACTCTTTGTAACAGTAAATCTAGCAAGATCAGTAGATTTTACAATCTGTCCAAATCCAGGTTGAACTGTAGCACCTGTGCCAACATTTGTTGTCAGTCCAGCGTATGTAAATGTTACTTGTCTTGGGTTTACTGCAGAGTTATAATTAGCAATCGTGAAGTCTGCAAACTTATAGTCTCCAGAATTAAATCCATCACCATCATTATTAAATTCAATACCTTCGAGATATACAACTTCTCCAGTAACAAACGGTTCATCAATATACCCTAAGATTGGAGTGGTAATCTTACATGTGAGAACTCCAACATCAGAGAAAGCTTCAATAATAGAAATTCCATTACTGTTCCTCAGAGGAGCAAGTCCATAGTCATTATTTGTCAGTCCTCTAGGTTGAACAACGACGCTTACGCTATTGACAGCAGAATCGCTGAGTTCGCATGTAATAAGTCCATTATTAACAATTTCTCCAGTAGTTAAATCATAGAGAACCAAAGATGGTGCGTTAAGATATGATCTTCCCCCGTATCTAACTTCAGATTCAATAACTTTATCTGCATTCTTGATCTTGACAACTCTAGGTAAAAAGGCATCTGGTTTCAGAGTATTATCAGCAGGATATCCATAAACATCTGTAGGAACACTAACAGACTCTAAAAGATTAATACTTTTTCCAACTAACTGAAGATCTGCACTTACTCCGCTGTTTCCGATAGAAACAATCGCTGGGAATTTAGAATATCCAAATCCACCATTGTTAACTCTTACCTTAGCAATTCCGCCAGTAGCTCCAATAGATGTTGTTGTATAGTACAACTCATCACAATCTGCAGAGAGATACTCTGATAATTCTGGTTCATATACTAAAGTAGCATCAAAAGTAGTAGAACCTATTCCAGAGATCGTGTAATTGCCATTGAAGGCACTGTCAACATAAAGAATCTTAGTGCGTCCATCTACATCTCTATCAGCAGTGGACATGTATCCACCTTTCTCTAAACCATAATAAACTTCATTTCTAAGTTGTTTGCTAAATGTGACTGTCTTTGTTGGGTAATCATTTGGATTTGTGGTTCCGATCCCAACAGTTCCTACACCAACGATCTCTAAATTATCAGTGCTTCCTGTACCAACATACTCATTAAAGTAGTTTGAATCATAGAACAGTTTGAACTTAGATCCACTCAAACTCGTATCATTAAGATTGAATACAAGATTGTTTCTTCTGGTTACTTTAATCGGGGGATTAATTGGATTGAGTGTTTGTCCATCATATCCAAAATCACTAACACTTACTATTTCTGGAGGATTAGTAAGAAGTTGCTTTTTGGAGTTTGTAAGTTGGAATGTATCTTGGTCAATTCTAAGAACAAAATAGTTTCTTTGCTCTAAACCATCTGGCAAACTAGTCGAAATACCACCAGCACCATACGCAAGAACCTTAAATCCAGTCTCTAAACTATGGTTAGCTACTGTAAATGTATTTGTAGTCGTATTGATTCCAGTTGTAGGAATACCAATAGGATTGATAATCAGTTGACCATCGATGAGTTTGACAACTGCAGTTGTTGATTGACCAATTCCAGTGCTGAGACCAGGACGAACGACAAGGTTAAAATCATCTCCGACAGAAAGATCATGATTCTCATTAGTTACTACAGTTAAGACACTTCTCTCAATATCTGCAGTTTGTTGAGCATAATTCGTGACAAACGAATAATTTGCCTTGTCATCGCCAGTATTCGTAAAGAACAGTTCTGGACCCTCTGGGGTCGTTTTAATTCCAATGGTATTCTGAGTCTTCCTTACGATGTAATAGTCCCCAGAGAGGGCGCTAGGGGTCGTATACGGACTAATCGAATCTGTAGCAAAGATATCAGAGTTTCCTCTCTTATCAAAGGTAACTATATCGTTATTTTTGAGAGAATGGTTGGCAAGGAAAATGGATTGAGACAGAATAGATCTTGTTTTAGTTACTCCGTTTAGAGAAACATTCACAGATGTAGAGAATCCTACCGTTGTTCCAACGCCAACTGCTTCTTTGGGGTTGAAATAGTAGATATCTTGGAACTCAGATTTAAACGGAACAATATCTCTGATAAGAACTGTCAGTTCACTGTTAAAGTAGGTTACTGCAGCACCAGCAGATGCAGTTGTGAAACCAGCATATCTTTCAACTCTAATAATACCTTCACTTGGGAAAGTATTCAGAACTCTCATTGTTTCTGTTCCGATTCCAATAGAATCTCCTGCAGAAACTACAGAGGGTACATAATCTACACGAAGGTCTGTGATGATTCCAGTGTAACCATCATCGATGAGGTTTGTTTTATAAAGAGGAGCAGAAATTGTCCTATAACCTTCAAGACCTTTAATGTATGTTGAGATTCCAGTAATACCAACGCTATCGTTAGTCTGGAATTCGTGATATGGAGTTACTTTAAAGATGATTCCATCTCTTCTATACTCCATCGGCACATCAGTAAATCTTGTGATAGAACTGGATACTCTATCAACAGTTTTACCATATATTCTTTGAACTTCTGCACTCAGTCCACCGCCATTAGTTCCCGTTTCATCAAAAACAAGTTGATCCTTTACAGTGTATCCACTACCTCGTGCTAAAACATTGATAGATGTTACCGAACCGATTCCAAGTTTATCTGGTAGAGATTCTTGGTTGTTAGTATTATATGGTTGGAACACATAGTCATATGCTTTCCCGTCACCAAAAAGATTATAGGGGAAAGTATTTCTAACTAAAGGAGAATTCTCAAAATTAAAGTTAGTTTGATCAATAAGTAATCCCCTAACCGTATTTTCAGGAATAGCAAAACTACGGAAAGTATTTCCAATGTAGAATGGAAATACTGGATTATACAGATTGTCTACAGTTGCAAAATAAGCATAAACTCCATCAGGGAATTCTGGAGTCTTCGTAAATCTTCCATTATGATCATCTAAATCACCTACACCAGTATAAACATGATCATTGATTAAAGAACCGTATGGAAAATCTACAATTGATGGTCTGTTTGAAATATTCGATGGTACAATCTCATATCCAGAGACCATTCTCTTGACATCAGACTGTACATTATCTGGATCTTCTAATCCAAAAGGACCATAAATGGGATTTCCATCATATGCCCAACCGATGATTGGAGAGTGTCCAGATCCATCATCCCCGAAGAATGTCCTTATAGAATTACCATATCCAATTGAATTGACGGCAAGACCATCTCCAACGGGTGCCAAATAATTCAATTGAGTAGGATTCAATCCATATGCCTTGTTAAGTACAAGAGGTCTCAAAGATGCTCTTAGTCTTAAGTTAGATCCAGGGTTAGAAATTCTGATTGTTGTAGTATCGTTTGTGTATCCAACCCCACCAGAAATTATTTTTACATCACTGATAGAACCGTTTGTAACTTCGGCACGAAGAACTGCTCCACTCGCTGTAGACTTAGTGCTAAGAACTTCAATTTCTGGGGGTCCAGAGTATCCATTTCCTCCAGCAAGGACAAATGCAGAGATAATTCTGCCATTGGATATAATAATACCAATTTGACCAAAAGATCCAGATGGAAAAGAAATTGTCGGTGCGTTTTCAAAGTTAATGATTGATGATCCATAATTAGATCCTTTTTCATACAAAACAGTATCTACAATGCTTCCTCTGACGATAGGAGTTGCTGTAAGTTCTTCTTCTGTTTGGTTTTCTGTTAGAACCTTTATTTTACACTCAATTTGAGGATAGTAGAATCTCTGATATCCAGATCCAACAGAATCGAGATATACATGAAGTCTTCTTTCATAATTTGTAGTTACTGGATCTCTATCTCCTTTATTTCCTGCTTCTGCAAGTCGGAATCTATTATCATCGAGTTTAATTACTTGATACTGTTTAGTGGAACTTAATCCAGTTACTGCTGTTGTATCAAATGTATAGTTTACGACTTCACCATCAGAGAATCTATGATTTTTGAATTCAACAAAATCTCTAGCGGTATTAATTCCAGAAGATTTTACAATAATATGTCTGTTGGTATATCCTTCGCCAGGATCTTCAACACTGACTCTACCAATAGTAGTTCTTTGCTCATATGTTCTAAAGATGTGCAATCCAGTATTTGCTGCAGCAGCATCTTCACTAATTTGAATACTACTAATACCTAAAATGGCATCATTTTTGCTGTAGTAAAGAGAAATAGAATTTGTGGAATTGGCATGGATATAATAATCCTGCCCACTCATCAAAGTGAGTTCTTGATTAGAAGATCCAGTGGTAGCGATTCCAAGATTTGAATTTCCATTGTTATCATAGATAATTCTATCTCCAGTCAGGAGATTGTGATCGCTAGAGAAGGTAACAACATCATTAGTTGCGTTGACACTTCCACCAGACAGTGTACTAATTCCACTGAATGAAATTTCTCTGTATCTTTCTTCTGTTACTGCCCTTCCTCTGGCACCCTTTCCATTACCACCATAAATTTCAACGCTGATAATCGTGTCAATATCAAAGGTAACTGGATCTACTAAGATATTTTTGATATTTCCAGATACAACTGCTAATGCAGCGGCAGTATTAGCTGCACTTACATTAGATTCGTTGATGGTAATACTCGGGGGATACATTACATCATAATTAGTGCCGCCACTCAAAATATCTACAGATTTTAATTCTCCGTAGTAAACAGTATCTTCTCCCTTATAATTTAAGATCTCAGTACCGTTGATGAGCATTCCAGTGTTGCCATCAGAAGTAAATTCTGATGTAGTTTGATCTTCTTTTCCACTCTTAAGATCTTGCTCAAGAATATATCTGCGAATAGGTCTAGATGGGAAGATATTTCTATTTCCTTGAGAACTCAAAATAAAGTCATGTGTTCCCGTAGTAGTTGTTGGTGGAACAAAATATTCAGGAAGATCTGCCTTAATAAATGCTCTAGACGCAAAGAGTTGAATCCTATTAGCAGGACTCAAAACCTTCACAAAGTAATCTTTTTGCTCAAGACCACCAATTTGTTCTGTTCCTGGTCCAGGATTATAGTAAACTTTGTCTCCAGTTTTAAATGGGACATTGTTGGAGAAAGCAATGATACTATACGCATTCTCAACACTAGAGTATCCTTGCCAGTTTCCTAACGCAAGAGAGGGATTTGTAAGTTCTGCGTGAATCTTATCAGTAATAATTGGATAACTGGGAAGAGAACTAGAAGCAACATATGCTTCTCTCTTTCCACTGTTAGACTCATTCTCAGAGACAATATATGCGTTATTGATATCAGTAAGGAGTTGCTCTTGACCACCCTTTACTGGTACGATTGTAGATCTTGCTTTATTCTGAACTCGTCTAATATCATAATCCGTAAGAGGATTAAGGGTAGGAATAGTTCCAGATAAGGTTACTGTATTTGATGTTGTGTTTATAGATGTTACTCTTAAATTATCCGCTACAATCTCGGTGTTTCCCCTTGTTAAAAGTTGTGCGTTGTCACCAACTCTCAAACTAGACTTGTCAACATTTCCTACAAGAACAAAATTAGATCCAGCAAAAGATTCAACAAAATATCGAGTTGAAGTATTGTAAATCCAAGAATTAAAGAAGATTTCCTCATAATTCTTATCATTATCAGGATTGTCGATGTATCTACCTAAGTTCTTTACTCTAATGGAAGATGTAGAGTCTAAGTTTTGGAGACCTTGGTTAGTGATGAACTCATTTAAGACACCAGTAACCCGCATTTCTACCTTTTTGGCAGTATCACCATTTTCATAACCATAGACAACATTAGGAGCAGATATTTTGCTATTATCTGGAATTGTTGTTGTAATTGTTGGGGTTATGTCAAAGAATTGATTGATACTCTTTGTTCCATAGGAAACTGTTTGATAATAAGAGTCTCCAGGGCTTCCTAACTTAAGGGTGCCAATGCTAGAGAACCCGATTGTAGAATCTACCGTAATTACGGATGCGCCAATACCAATATCTCCAATATTTCTTGTTCTACCAGAAACTCTGAATGTTCCATCAGTCAGAGATCTTTCATCAAAACCAGTAAATAGTGAAATCTTATAATATCCATCTCTGATATTAGAAATTTCAGAAATAGGACCAGATGCTGCGTTATAATTTGAATTATTGGGATCATCATCTTGGAACAAAGTTTCACCAATCAAATTCTGGGGATTGCCAGAAATCAGTTCAACAGAAATAGTTTTTCTGCGAACAAAATTAGCATAAGAGGGTTTGATGAGAAACTTCTCAAGATCGTTAATTTTGGGGTCAATTCCGAACAAAGCTTTGAACAGAATTTTGAAGGAATCTTCCGTTCCCTTTGCTTCATATAAACTTCTTGCTTCTTTGATAAAATTATTTACATTCAGGTCAGGAGAAAGAGTTACGCCCTCTAATCCAGGAGCGTACATTCCTTTAAGTTTCTTATAAAACTCTTTTAGGAAAAGGGCACTTACATTAATAACAGCACTACCAGAAGCATGGGAAGAAGCTGTTGTTTTTTGCCAAACAACATTGCCGTTGGTATTAGATGCGTTATATGTACTAATTCCACTAAATCCTCTAGTGCATCCAGTGAAGGATGTACTAGTTTTATCGGTATATGTGATAATCTCGTTATCTACCTTTAAAAGTCCGTGATGACTAGGATAACCATCTGTGCTGTCAACATAGACAGTATCATCAGAATCAGAAATATCTGCAGTTAGATTTGTTGTTCCTCTGATTACATCTGTAGTTAAGTTGTCTAACTTGATGTAAGCATCGATATTTTCCGCAATATCAGCAGGTCCCCCCTGATAATCTTGGGAGATATAATACTGCTTTAGGAAATCGACAAACGCTGGATTCTCCGAAACTGCAAACTCAGGTACAGTTTCACTTACTACTTGGTAAGTCTTGATTCTGGGACTTAAAGGCGAATTTGTCTCGATCATCCTACTGTCTAATTAGCGATCCGTTGGAGTAGCTAGAAGTGACTTGATATCCAATGCCAGAAATTTGCTGACCAGAGGAAATCGTATCTCTCACGATATTTATCTCAGAGTTTGAGAGGTCTAGACTCAAGTAAAGATCTTTGAGTCCAATAATATCATTAGATTCAGGGAATGCCTGAACTTCGACGATATTATTACCACTTACCGTGGTTGTAATGTTCACAGCATTGATAATAATTTCACCTTTAAGATAATCTACAAGTCCTGCTGACTTGATTACTACCTCTGCATCTCCTCCTTCAACCGCAGCAGGTTTAAAGATTGCAATATCGCCATATTGACCATCTCCTCTAGGAATGTCGGTCAGATAAACAATTTCATTACTTCCTTGAATGGTGAATCCAGTTGATTTAATGGTTCCACCTCCAGGAAGGATATGAAATCGATTACCAAAGCATAATTCATATTGTGCGACTTGATTTACAAGGCACTTAAGGTCTCTACGGACTCTAATACGCATAATGTTCGATGTGATCGCACTATTTGCACGGTCTACAATCCTTTGTGCCTCAGAATACTTGAATCTTCCGCCAAATTTGTTCAAATTGGTAGATCCACCATATTCTGTCAATGCTTGAAGGATTTCTGCCTTCAATTCGCTAGCATCATCAAAAACACTGTTGTTATAATAGACTGATGTGTCAAGTTCGACATAAAGAAGTTTTAGATCTTCGATTCTTTGGTTAATACCAGCAATCGAGTAACTCTTAAGATTGTTTAAAATATTTTGTTTGGTGAAATCGGACAAAAATGTTCCGTTTCTTGGTTTAATGCTTAAAACGACAGTTCCATATTCGGGGGGATCTAACTCTTCACCACCAACAACAGAAACGGACTCAGTGTTTGGATAAATTGACTGAACGATCGCTTCATAATCGCGTGGTGTGACCGCCCTGTTCTGCGCTGCATACATTCTAGGGGCAAAGTATCGTACAGAGTCAATAGACTCGATATCTGACCCGTTACGGGCGGTCTGAGAGGTCGTTACGGTTGCCAATTCGTTGGGAATAATACTCGTTCCAGCATCATTTACAATATTCCCAGAAAATGCGAAATTTTTGCCCTCATTTCCTGCTCGTCCATCAGTAATAATATAAGAAATGTCAACTATATCGCCAACTTCTAATTTTGTACCAAAAAGTCCATCACCAAACAGCAATTCGTAAGTTTCGTTCGCTGCTTCTTGGATTAAAAAGATATTTGAACTAGAAGTAATATTAATAATATTGTCAACCTTGGCAAAAGCAAGACCAGCAGATGCTCCAGACTTCCTAACTGTGACTCTGAGTGTATCGACATCAACATTAGGATTCTCAATCAAGAATCTCTGATCTGTACTGCCATCTACAATCCACTGCTTAGTTAAAAGAGTGCCTTGATAGACTGTTAGACCAGAAAATGTTGCAGTACGCTTAGGATTCGCTCCTGCAACCTCTCCAGCGTCAATTGGACTGGTTATTGTTACATCTTCTGGGATAGAAAAGACATAAGATGTATTGTTTACGCTTCCAACTGCAACTAATCCGCGCTTAAGAGTTACAGTTGTGGAGTTTCCGCTGAATCTGTACGCAAAATTAATGATTGCTTCCGCAGCTTTGCGCGATCTAGGTACATATCCAATATTTCTTGCTAAAGATACGACATTTTCCCTCAAAGTTGCTGAATCCAAGAAGGATTCATTGGCAACCATGTTGCTATTGAATGCCGTAATGTAGGTATTATACGCTAAAGTATCAATCAGGATCGACATATTCGATCCTTCAAAGTCAAAATCAGAGAAATCTGAGTTTGCTCTTAGGTAATCTTTGATCGACTGCTTAATTTGGTCGAAATCTAGGTTAGTATACTTGAAAGATGGCATTTTTTTACCTAGTTGACTCTAAAATAAACTCAAATTCTTGACTATCAAAGCTTTCACCAACAATATCGTAGGAAATTCTTATATCAAAGGAGTTATCGTCTGGACTTGGGTTGACTTGAACCTTAGTGTTTGCTATTCTTCCCTCAAATCCGTTCAAAACATCAATGATTTGCTGAGAAATAACACCTGCAGAACCATAATCCACAAAATCAAAGAGAGAACGAGTCACATCCGTCCCAAGATTGGACGCAAATGGTCGTTCTCCTACGATTGTTTGTACTAAATTTCTAACAGCACGCTTAATTGCCTTCTCATTTTTGAGAACAGGCAAATCTCCTGTAACAGGATGCGCTTTAAAGGTCAAATCAATGTCCTTAAACGCCCGTGAGTTAGACTCAGCCATGAATTGGCACTATATATCGAGATTATTTATACCTTCTTCCCGTAGCTTGGTTCAGTTCCATACTCCCAATCATCGTAATCTTCATCATTACGGATCTGTTCATGTAGTAAGGTCTGTTTTTTTAGGTCGTGTTTGTGGTCTCCTACCACTTCACGAAGAATTCTGTCTGATTTTGGGTCTGAAATAAGATACTCTGTTCCAAATTCTTCCTTCATAATGTCACGATTATGGTCGGGAACTGGATGATTAGACATTTTGCCCTCCAAAAGTTCGTTTGAAGAACTTTTAAAGGGGTTGCTATCCCTGAAATTATTTAGTCTGCGTTAATACAGCGAGGATCGCACTCATATTGACCACAATTAGGGCATGCAACCCTTACAAGTGATTGAGTAAAGTCGTCTGGAATGTCTGGATACATGGAATTTAGGTAATCCTGTTGAATTTCTTCCTCGGTTTTCCAAAAATACTCAGTGTTATCACCCAATCTACCCCATCTTACACCCTGTTCTACTTGGAAAATGTGTGTACTGACCTTAAAATCAGGAACGAGCGGCGTTTCGGGGGTAATAGACAGGTCAAAGATCCTTGTTCTATTGTTTGGATAGAGACAAAACTGTCCATTCTCCAGTTCAATGCAATTATGTGACTTATGTTCGTCTGGAACTTCGCTTACATTGCAGTTTGTAGTGTCTACATCAGGATGAAAGTTGTCTAGAGTGAAGCGATATGCCCCTCTAAGGGACCCGAAATTGCGTGTGCGTACCTCGAAGTCCATTGAAGTGATAAAGGACTTCTCAAGGCATCTAACGCCATAGTCCATACAGTTCCAAAACTGAAGGTTAGGAAGGTCAAGATCAGGGTCGGGCAGTTCGGGACGCGCTAAAAAAGCAGAAATCGGGAGTTTGTCAAACATTGCACCATACTTAGGCAAGTATGTCTCAAAATAAAAAGCGCGTCCAGGGATCGACTTAACCGATACCCAGACGCCCTCTACAAATTCACCAAACCCATCCTGAAGATCTCTAAGGTATTCTTTACGAACCCAGACTTTCTGAGGCGGAAGATTGATGATTAGTTGACTCATTTTCTTGTGTGTAAGTTGCAGGATGGAAATTACAATACTCGTTGAAGGTAATCTTCATCTCTTTATTACTTAGGTTGCAATGCTGTGCTGCTTTAGGAAGATTCCATTTGGCAGTGAACAGCATATGCATTGCTTCACGAGTTTCAGGTCTCACTTACCTTGACCACGATACTTCTTCTTAGCCGAGTTACGCGCCGTCGCGCTACATTTTGTATTCTTAGAGTTGCCTTGACGAGTGTTTTTGGGTTTGTGCTCAATGATCCTTTTGTTGGTCAGAGAGGACTTCATTTTAGCCATGGTCTTCTTTCATCCTATAAGAAATGTCGTTAAGGGCAGGAACCCCCGTTTCATAATGATCATACGCGAGTTCCTGCATAATGTCAAAGAATTCGTCTTCACTTACATCGGTGTACTTCTCAGTACCGTTGATATAGATCGTGTAGACTGTCATATTATATCAGATGACACGCATCTTTTCGTGACCAACCCGAATACGGGGATCGCACCAAATCTCGTATCCTGCTTCGATAGCATCGAGACAGAAACTCACATCCTCGCCGCACATGTCTTGAACATCGCCAGACTCGAAGACTTGCATCTTCGGAGCAAACCAAGGATACTTCATCTCGGGATTCTCAAAGACGCCATGCTTAATGAGCACCCATCCGAAACCAGTGTAGTCAACCGTGAAGGGCTTCTTACGCTTGGACATGGTTTCGCCAGTCTCGTGGTTCATAACACCACCGTTGTTACGGAAGTCACCTTCCTCCAACCAGTGTGCTACAGAGGTGGTACGACCGTCTTCAGTCATGTACCAACCAGCAGCAATGTCCTTATCCATGAGAACCAGTTGCAGGAACTTCTCGGTGTTGAAGACAATATCCGAGTCAATCCACAGTTGGTAGTCATACTTAAGTTTGCCATCCCAGGGAATCTGATCAGGACCCCGAAGGACATTCGCGCCCAGACACTTACAACGAGCAAAGTTAACCATGCTGCTGTAGTCTTGGGAAATCTGAATACTTGCCCCCATCTGAACGAGATCAAAGCTCAGTTGAAGGAAAGACTTCAGGAATTGGAAGGAGCAACCACGACCAGGAAGACAGAAGACGATTGCTTTACCACGGAGCATTTCCCGTGCTGCATCATAATCCCATTCTTGTTCTTTCTGTTCTGGCGCTTTTGCTTTTACAGTAAATCCTTTAGCCATAATGTGTGTACTAGTACTTCATCATTCTAACAGTATTATGTAGGTTAGTCAATATGACGCCTCTTTGAATTTCTCTTCTTTTACTCTGATAATATCATGATCCACAACATTGATCTCATCACTCAGAAGTTTCTCGATAAGAGAGTCGTTACTGAGATTATGAGCGACGACTTTGTTATCTCTATCGTAGACATGATAGATTGATTCATTCATCTTGATATTCCTCCTCTAGGAACACTCCGTCGGCATCGAGATTCATAATGATCTCTGTGCCTTCATACCAATCAAGTTCATTACAGAAACTCTCAGGCAAACTTACAACATACTCACTGAAAACTGGATCGAACCTTATGGCGGTTTTAATTCTGTGAGATTTTTTTTCCATCATGTGAACCTGTGAGTCACTTTTATATATGGAAAAATATTTTTTATTAGAGCGATATCACTCTCTCGAATTTGGTTCGTTGTAGGTTAGAAGGACCCATCGAATTTAAACCACTGTCTTATAAGAATCAGTGTGATACTCAGTGATACTCAGTGCACTGCATGTAGGTCCCCCTCAGTGTAACTCAGAGTGTCACAGAATGACTGTGAGTTGCTGTTAGTTAACTGCCTGTCATTTGCTGTCCTGTGTGATGCTCTCACATTATAGCATGGTGTTAGGCAGGGGTGCAATGTGCCTCAGTGTGTCTCATTGGACCTGTGTGGGATTTTGTACTTTTGTGGGGGTAATACTTGACAAACTGCGAGGTTCATAGTACACTCGCT